ATGATCTTAATAGTTGGATACGCGCTAATGAAACTTATTTTAATTTTACTACTCACTCTGCTCTTGGTGGGTGTTGTAGATTGCATCCTTATGGGCAATCTATCTATCCTGAAGCTTTTTCAGTTGAGAAATTGGAGAAATGGAAGAAGCGGCTAGGTACTTACCATTTTTCTTGTCAGTTTCTCAACATGCCTATTAATCCCGCGGAGCTTAAACTAAATAAAAAAGATCTCTGCTATTATGAGTTTGTATCATGCAACGAGGATCAAGCAGTTATAACGCATAAGAAGCGACGCATTGCTATACGTCACCATGTAAGGGAAGGGGATGTTCTAAAAGATGTAATGCCCCGTACTCTTAGAAGGTATATGATAGTTGACCCTAACCACGCCGAGCAGAAAGGTCGATGCCGACATGCTATTACAGTCACGGGGGTAATGGATGACCCACGTAGAATATATCTGTTGGACGTATGGGCCAAAGCAGCTAGCATTGAGCAATTTATTAACACCATATTTATTATGGCAAAACAATGGAAACTTGACACGATATATCTTGAAACAATTGCCGCACAAAGGTATCTTAAATATCACCTTGACTATAGAAAATCCATCGCAGACGGAGACGATGCGTATATTAAGAATATCGACTTCAAAGAATTAGAGACACCAAGGACAGCTAATGCTAAGAAGCTTAGAATAGAATCTTTAATTCCTATTATTGAGAGACATGAGCTATGGGTTAATAGCTATGGACAACAGGAGTTTATGGAAGAAGTGGAGACTTATCCTAATGGGCCGCTCCGCGATGTCTTAGACACTCTAGGATATGGCCCGCAAGTCTGGGACTTCGAACCAACAGAAGAAGAGATAGAGGAATTTATAAACGATGGTCTACTGAGATGGGAAAGAAGTACTAAACAAGAAGTGGAAGTATAATATAAAAAGGAGAATAAGAATGAGTCTACCGGAGGATTTTGATTTTAGTGTTGATCTACCTTGCACTATTAAGACTGGAACAGGAAAATGCTTAAGAATAGTAGGAGTTAGAGGTCAGGAAGATGATACGCAGGCTGTCTTTGTTAAGATGATTACGGAAGAAGAATGGCTAGAAGAGCTAGGAATAGAGGATGATGACGAATAAAAAGATATGGGTGGTTTGATATTAGTTCGCTTCCCTCTTTTTAGGAGGCGAGGGATCGTGCAGACCAACTAGTATTAAACCCCCGCCAAGTGGGAGGCTTAGCACTAATTATCTACTACCGGGAGTGAAACTGGAAGCCGGATAGTTAATGCTAAGTCCTTCCTTATGGAGCTTTAGATGCCTAGGGTTAGGTTACAAAAAGTACAGTTTGGTCAAGATGGCAATGCTGCAATGTGGAAGCATGTGGAGGATAATGCCCGTTATTGGCTAGATAAGACTAGGCATTTCAGGACAGTTACTCTTAAGAAATATGCTCGTTTATATAAAGGAGTCCCGCTACAGGAAAATAAAAGTACTCCCTGGCCGAATGCCTCTAATAATGTTATTCAAGTAATAGCCACTCACTGCGATCAGCTCTTAGCTAGAGTTATGGCCCTTTACTTAGTCCAACCCCTATGGCCTGTAAAGCTGCTAGGGGATTTAGACGAAGCTGAGGAGGCTACAGAGCTTAAGGATGTGATGGAGGGTTTTTTAGGAGATGCGGCATTTGATACAGACGAGCTAGATATGTACCGAACTGAGCAGACTTGGTTTTCTGGAGCTTGCCGGAATGGTACTTCGATAGTAAAAACTCCATATAAATATGAGGTAGAATATCAGTTAGCAGATGTGCTAGGAATAGATAGCGCAGGATATAAGCCTGTCTTTAAAGACTGGGTTAAATATGATGGGCCTAGACCGACTAATGTTCCTCTTAATAAGTTTGTTACAAATTTAAATTACAGTAAGCTCCGAGATTCCCCATTTAAGTTTGAGATTGCTACTCTCAGTCGCTTTCAATTACAAGAGAGAGTAGAGCTAGGGCTTTATGACCAAAAGAAAGTGGATAGAATATTAGGACAGCCAGATAACAACGTTACTTCTAGTGGTGGCTCTGGTGAAGTGCAGCAATTTATAGAGAGAACTCAAGGTATTCAGGATAGTCCTAGAGCAGAGGTAGGAGATGAGTTTGATATATTAGAAGTAGAGTTTGACTATTGGCACAATGGACAGAAATTTAGCTTACGTGCTCATCTGCATCTTTCTAGTAACACTCATTTGCTTGCTTATTATAATTATTATCCGGACAACCTAAGTATATTTGAGGATGCTAAGCTAGCATATGATGATGAGCAGTATCTAGGCTATGGCCTAGCAGAGATGCTCAAAGGATATCAGGATGAGATATCTACAATTCACAACCAAAGAATTGACGCTGGGACACTGAATAACACCACTGCGTTTCGTATTAATAAGAATTCTAAACTGCGAAGTATTCTTACTTTTTATCCAGGTGTAATGGTTCCAGCAGACCCTCAAGAAATTGAGCGGATAGATACTAGTAATCCTTATGCAACCAACACCGATTCAGAAAATCTTACAACTGCTTACGCGCAGCAACGTAGTGGAATTGACCCTGCTATTGGAGGGGCTGGTGGGGGTATTGTTAATCCTAAGCGTGGTGTATATTCTGCTCAGGGAACTTTTGCGGTAATGCAACAGCAGAATAATAGAACTTCGCTAAGAACTAGCGACATGAGGAATGCACATACTAGGGTGGGGGATAAGATAGCAAAGATATATGCTAAGTTTGGGCTAGGCTCGAAAATCCGATCTTATGGTACTGACGCGGCCATGCTAGCGCGCGCCTTCGAACACCTTGCTAATGGGAAGCTCGGAATTCTTATTAGACCCTCAAGTGCTAGCATAAACAAAGAAATGGAGAAGCAGAATGATCTTCTACTAACGCAGCATTTAGAGCGTCTCTATGCAGGAGATGCTCAGGTAATTCAAGTGCTAAGCACTCAGGGAATCCCTCCAGAGCTAAAGCAATACTATATGGATATGCTTAAAGCAAAGAATATTCTAATGAAGCATATCCTTAGAAGCTATGGGCATGAAGATATTAATGAGTTAATTCCTGTTCCTATGTTCTTAAAGACTCAAAGAAAGGGAGTACCGAATGTCCAAGCTACAGGAGGGGGAGCAGGAGTTCCGGGACTTACTCAACAACCGCAACAAGCTTTACCAACTGTACCAGGAGGAGGTATTCCAGCTACTCTTAGCGTACCTACAGGCGGAGTACCTCAACAGGGTGGAGGAGCTAGTATTCAATAAACATGATGACTTTGACAGGGGATTACTACAGGGTAAGGCTCAGGCATTATATGCTATCATTAATTTGCCACAAGAACTTAAAGACCTTAAATCGCTGGAGGAGTTGGAAGCGAAGAGGCAGAAGGAAATGTTAAGGGAGGATGAAGATGGCTCCGAGATGGCTGAAGAATGAAGAAGCAGATGACGAAGAGAAGCGGCGTTCTAGTGCCGAAGGCGATGTTAAAGGTATTGAGATAAAGCCAGAGATGATGGCGGAGGCTATGAAGCCTCATTTAGATTCTTTTCGCACCGAATTTGGTGCAACTATGGATGAAAAATTAAAAGCAGTTAATGAATTTTTTGCCGCGCAGACTAAGGAGCGTGAAGCAGCAGCGCGTAAGAAACAGCAGGAAGATGAGCATGTAGATGAGCCGGATTATTATGCCGATCCTGCTGGCGCAATAGACAAGAAATTACAGCCCCTTATCAGGAGTCAACAAGCTGCGAACGCTTTGTTAATGATAAATGAGACTATCGGTGAAATGGACTACTATAAAAGCGACCCGGAGTTTAAAGCCAAAGTTCTGGCTAAGATTAATGCTCAACCTCTTGCTCTGCGGGCAAATGCTGATATCATTCTTAATTGTTATAAACTTGTTGCATATGATGAACGTGAGGCTATTAAAGAGGGAAAGTATAAGTCTGTTCTTGGTGCAGCTTCTACTAACGGCACTGGTGGTCATTCGGGGACTCCTACCAATAAAGGTGAAGATGTGACTATCTCTGATGAGGAGAAAGTCTATGCTAAGAAAATGGGAATTTCTGAAACGGATTGGGTTAAGTCTAAGAAGACACTTGAGTACGTATGATATAGGGACTTTTGAATGGGATGAGGTGGAATTATGGGAAGTGATATACTTGATGATAATTCTAATGTTATTGACAGCGGGAGTGACATTCGTGTTGATGACTTAGTAGAGGCGGCTGCGGCTAAAGCTCGCGCCGAAGAAGAGTCCGTCGCGCCCAAAGTCAAGCTCCGAGGAGTAGACGCGGAAGTTAAGAGCCTGAATGATGTTAAGGTAAAGAATGGCCCTATAAACTTCGCGGACTTGACTGAAGAAGCTGCTTATGATCTTGACCTTCCTATAATAGCTAAGCCCTTTTCTAATGAAGATAGCCTGGAAGTAGAGCTAAAGGATAAAAGCTATGTCGCAAGATGGGTCAATGTTAATCCGCTACGACTTGGTTCTATGCGTGCTAGGGGCTTTACTTATGTTACTAATGACGACTTGGCTAAGCCTCTGAATATAGAAATTGAAGTAGATGCAGAAGGACATTATAGATGTAATGATGTAGTATTGATGCGTATTACGAAAGAACGTTATTATAGCGCACTACGCGCTGCTCACCTTCGTGCTATAGCCGCTGTAAATGCTGCTAGCGCTCATAAGGCTGCTACGGGAGTTGCAAATCAATACATGGAAAAGGAGGCAGGAGGAGAGTACGTAGATTTTGCAAACCGTGGTAAGATCAGATTCTATCAAACAGGAGCGTAATTATGGCAGCCAATCTTACAGTACATGGCCCTATGGGAGCAGTGCAGACCATTAGCGGCAATACTCCGATGACTGCCGCCCTACCTGAACTAGCTGGACAGACTTTCTTACTAGGTGTTCCCGTACAGCTAAGTACTACTGGCTATGTTCAGCGGTGGGACGGTACAACAGTGGCTAATGGCATAGCTGGTGTTACATTACAGCCAGGAGCTAATTTAAATCTTAATGGCCGTGGTACTCCGGGGTGGTTCTCTCAAGTAGGGCCGCCAGCGGCTATTCAAACTTATGGGAATGTTATTAATCAGCCTCCAGCTTATAACATAGCCGTCGGCGCGCCGATGACTGATGGCCGCAATTACTTTGAGCGCGCTATTAGTGATACTATTTTTGAAGGTCAGTTTGATAATAGTGCTGGTACTGTCGCAGCAGATTATGCTCCTACTTTGCTAGATGTAGGTAGAGAGTATGGAATTGCTTTTGATGCATTCGGCACAGCCTTTGTAGATAAAGCTTTGGCGGTGTCTGGGACTAATACCGTTCTAAAAATAGTAGCTATTAATCCAGTGGATCTAGTTCAGGATGGTACGCCAAATACTTATATCCTGAATGCTAGAGTTCGTTTTGTATTCCTTCCTTCAGCTCAGCAACTATACGGCGGATAATTCAACAGAGAGGAGGTAGGCTATGCCTACTCAAGTTAGAGGTGCATTTCCTAAACTTCTGGCCGCCGGTCTTAACCACATCTATTTAGATGCTGTTGATACTGAGCAGAGGGCGGAAGAATATCCTAAAATCTTCAACGTAGAAACATCAGACTCAGCTTATGAACAAGATGCTAAATTCGGAACATTTGGCCCGCTCCAAGAGAAGCCAGAAAATACCCCTGTTGCCTATACTAACATGGTACAGGGCGGCGATAAAAGATACGTCCACCTTACCTACGGGCTTGCGGTTAGAACTAGCAGGGAACTCTATGACGATGACAAATATGGGATTATTAAAAAAGCACCTGTCGCATTGGCTCGCTCGGAAAGATATACGAAAGAAATGGTAAGCATGAATATCTTAAACCAAGGATTTACTAACAATGTCACAACAGTTGATGGAGTCTCACTCTTTAATTCTCAGCATCCTTTGTTGGGAGGAGCCGAGGCAACTAATATCGGGCCAGGTGTTGGGAATGTCATCTATGCAGTTGGAACCTATCCTAATAGACCTGCGGTTGACGTTGACCTCTCAATCACTGCACTCCAGCTTGCTACTAATCATTATGAAAGACTCATTGATTCACAAGGTATGCCAATTACCATTAGACTGCGACTTATTATCATACCTCCAGAGCTTAAATTTATCGCAAGGGAGATACTCGGTAGTAGCGGTAAGCCCGGAACAAACTGGAACGATATCAACAGTATCATCGGAGAAGACCTAAGCTTTATGGTCAATCACTATACGACCTCTCAAGGAGCATGGTGGATAATCTCTGACAAGCAGTATCATTATCTGAAAGTCTATATAAGGCAAGCTCCTAAAAGTAGCTTTGATGATGACTTTGACACAGATGCTATAAAGCAGAAGACTACTATGAGAATGTCCGCAGGAGCAACGGACTGGTTAGGAACGTGGGGTTCTAATGGCCCATAGAATATCTAATATAGGTATCCAGTTAATAAAGGATCACGAGGGGCTAAGGCTCCACGCCTATCGTGATCCTGTAGGCGTGTGGAGTATAGGCTGGGGACATACTAGAAGTGTGACTCCTGGTATGTTCATTAACTATGAGCAGGCTACTTCATTATTACTGGCGGATGTGCAAGAAGCTGAGCAATGTGTTAGACGAGAAGTTAAAGTTCCCTTACAACAAAGTATGTTTGATAGTCTTGTATCTTTTGTTTTTAATCTTGGTTGTGGAGCTTTTCGGACTTCTACGTTGCTAGCGCGCCTTAATGAAGGCAATTATCTAACCGCAGCAGATCAATTCCCAAGATGGGTAAATGCTGGCGGAAGGCAGTTGCCAGGATTAGTACGTCGTAGAGCACTAGAACAAGGGTTATTTTTGTCTGGTCTTCAACTTGTTCATAACTTTACGCTGGAGGAGCAACATGAGAAAGGCATTGAAAGTTATCCTGATTATGTGTATGCTACCTCTATGGGGATGCGTACACCCAGTAGTTTTATTCAAGGCTACACAAGTATCCCATAACGGCCAAGCTTTTGTAGAATGTGCGATTCATATTAGCGACAAGGCTAGTCCAGAGCTGAAAGCTCATGCTAATCAGCTTTGTGCTATGTCCCAAAAGGAATTTGCTAATATAGCTGTGGTACCTACTAAACCATAAATGCGAAGCAGAAGGGAGAACTAATATGGGCGGTAAGAGGAAAGACAGAGTTAGAGCCAGTCAGAAGGCGCTAGGAGAAATGGATCCTAGAGCAGCAGCCAGAGCTATAGGCAAAGCGAAGGCTACAGGCAGGACTTATCCTACGAGTGGGCAGCGTGGTAGGGCTAAGAAGCGCACGAAGAGAGGAGACTAGCTATGGGCAGAAAGCCGAAAACATCAACTATTAAAGCTAAAGAGCCAGCAACCAAGAAAGAGCTTTCTCGCAAGCGCGGCAAGAGGAAGTTCGCTGCTAGAATGGTTGCTGAGAAGGGTAATTAAATGCCTCAATTCCCAACAGTACCAGGAACTCCTATCTTCTCTGATGCTAAGCCGGGGCCATATACTACGGCTCTGAATCCGCAGCAAGAGATGGAGTTTAAAGGTTGGGTTGCAATGAATAAAATCCCTTGGCAAGATACTCCTACAGCAGATTATGATATGAGAGGTTATTGGCTAAATCATATCATGGGTGGCAAGGGCGAGAAGGGTGGTATTAATCCTTCTGATTTGCAATTTCATTTTCCTGATACTTACAAGACTCCTTATCATCATAGTTTTTCTAATGAATCTCAGTACGCACTACCTACTGCGCCTCACTGGATGGGTTCGGATGATAAAGGGTGGAAGTTGGTTAATAAGCAAGGATTTGCAGTATACACTGAATTACCCAGAGGAAAGAAGGCTAAGTAATGCCTAGTGATGGAATCCATACTTTCTTACAAAGCACCTGGCACTACTGCGGGCGCTGCGAAAGAAAAATGGATCTTAATAGCGAAGCTCAGTGGCAATATGGCATATTGTTATGCGATGACTGTCTAGATAGCTTTCCTGTATTACAAGGTGCCATAGAAGCTGGGCAGACTAGAGTTTTACAACAGATAGTAATAGCACCTGACTTAAGGCCACATGATAAGTTGATTAGACCTACGGAGCAGTTAACGTCGGATGATATATTTGTGTAACAGGGGAGATTTATGGCAAATGATATTACAGGCAACCCTTGGAGCCTTGATACTCCAGGAAATATATCTAGGAGTCAAACTCATATACAGAATTTAGTATGGGCTGATGGGAATACTGACGGAGATCCACTGCTAATACAAGATAGAATTGGTCGAGATATTCTTCGAGCTAAATGGGCTACGCAAGGGAATCATAATTATGGGATGTTTAGATGGGTAGATGGATTTAATTTAGTTACTATTGGTAGTGGAAAAGTATTTGTAGTGATACATAAGTAACTGCCTATGCCTAGTGGCCTGGAGAATCTCGATGCAGGGAAGTTTATACTGCGCTATGAGCATCCCTTTGCAGGAGTTGCTAGTGATGCAGAGCCAGAAGATATTGCGCCACAGCAATTAGTAAGCTGTGATGGACTATTTATAAAGAATGGTAAATTATGTTCTACTAACTATTATGCTTTTGATCCTACTTACTTCAAATATGGCTTAGATGGAACTTCACAATATATTAGCTGGACTACTGGAGTAGAGGTAGCGGCGATATATCAAATTCAAGGTTTAGTAGTAATGATTGATAGAAATTGTAATACTTGGTATTATGATTTTGCTCTTATGAGATGGATAGTAGATCAGACTGGGCCAGCGGGAGCTTCTTATAGTTGCTCCCAGATGATAAGAGGTATTTTATATATCTTTGATTGGTGGGCAGGAGCGCAGTATGTTTATACGCCTCTTAATAGTCTAACAGTTGGAAGTACTTTTGTAGGTGGGAAATATTGTATGACGGTGGATGAATATTTAATAACATGTAATACTAATATGGAAGTCTGGACTCAAACTAGTCCAGGAGATCCATCTGCTATACCTCCTATTCCTCCGACTTATGCTATGACTGGCCGTGAATACTATGCAAATCGAGTTAATTGGAGCGGGGCGCAAGAAGCTTATACGACGTGGAATCCTAATATCTATGTAACTGACCCCATAAGTGGGGTCATAGGAGATAGAACTGCTGGCTGGAATGGGATTCCTGAAGTTCAGCAAGAAATAACTGGTTGCTTTGCTATGGGGAATGTAGGTTATATTCTGCATGACCAAGGCGTTACCCAAATTACTCCGACTTCGAGCGCCATTTTAGGTGATACTGCTATTCAACCATTTGACTTTACTCTCCTATGGGGCGGTAAGGATGGAGTTGGATGTACTATGCCACAGACGTTAGCAGTCTATGGCTATATAGCTATATGGGGGAATAATAATAATTTCTATCTCTTTAGTGGCTCTAGTATGCCACAAGAGATAACAGGATCAGCTAAGGCTGCGCTTTATGCGGATATCAATAAGTTTAAGTATCAGGATAATAAATGGCTAAATGTATATGGCCAGATAGCTAATATGGGAGTGGATTGTATCTCTCCAGAGTTAGTATACAACATCTATATTGTATATACTCAGCCAGTTT